GAAGCCTAAGGAATTCACCGATAATGGACAACCTAAGGTAGATGAGACTATCTTGGCGAACATTAAGATACCTGAGGCTCAAGTCATTGCTGAGTATCTGATGCTGAACAAACGTATCAGTCAGATTGAATCATGGATGGACGCTGTAGGTAAGGATGGACGAGTACATGGTAAGGTCATCACCAACGGTGCAGTTACAGGTCGTTGTACGCATTCGAGTCCAAATATGTCTCAGACACCTAATGCTTCTGCTGTTTACGGTAAGGAGTGTCGTCAGTGCTGGGTAGCGGAAGAAGGTAATGTTCTCGTTGGTTGTGACCTTTCGGGCATTGAGTTGAGATGCTTGTCGCACTACATGCAAGATGCTGAGTGGCAGCGTGAACTTTTAGAAGGCGATGTACACTGGAAGAACACGCAAGCTTTTGGCTTGGTTCCAATGGGTACTGTTAAAGAGGATAAACAGGAGCATAAAGATGCACGTAATTTAAGTAAAACATTGACCTACAGTGTATTGTATGGAGCAGGAGCAGCTAAGGTAGGATCAACCGTAGGTGGTTCTTCTAAGCAAGGGGCAAAGTTGATTGATAACTTCATGAACAACACCCCTGCTTTAAAGAAGCTTAAAGCTAAGGTTGACAAACTTGCAGCTAAAGGCTATGTGCCGGGACTGGACGGAAGAAAAGTCTGGGTGCGTTCTGAACACGCAGCTCTTAACAGTTTGTTACAATCTGCTGGTGCTATTATTGCAAAAAAGTGGTTGTGTATCTTGCATGAGGATTTAAAAGCTGCTAAAATCTGGAACAAGCAGGTTCTCTTTTCTCATGATGAGGTTCAATTCGAAACCAAACCGGAGACAGCGGAACAGCTTGGTAAGATTGTTGTCGAAGCTGCGAGGAAGGCAGGGGAGGCTTTAAACTTTAGGTGCGAAGTGGGCGCTGAATACAAAATAGCAAAGGATTGGTATGGAACACATTGAGAAATGGAAGGATGTTGAAGGTTGGGATGGTATTTATTCTGTTAGTGATACAGGCAAGATTCGCAACAACAAGACAGACAAGCTACGTAAGTTTCGAAAGGAGAAACTAGGTTATTTGTCGGTTGATTTGTGGAATAGGGGTTTCATGAAACGGCTAAAAATACATCGCTTAGTGGCTTTGGCTTTCATTCCCAACATGGATAGTAAACCACAAGTCAACCACAAGGACGGCAACAAGGAGAACAACAGTGTTGAAAACTTAGAATGGAATACGGCGCAAGAGAACAGCCAACATGCTTACCAAACAGGCTTGTCTCAAGCTATAACAGGTGAGAAACACGGTCGGTCTAAGCTTACAGAACTAGAAGCTATGTTCATTAAATCATCGACTGAGCCTAACAAAGTTCTGGCTGATGAGTTCGGCGTATCTTCTAGACTTGTTCGAAAGATCAAAAACAATGAACTTTGGAAAAATATTTCTTGACATTACCTGTACGTAGTGTAGAATAATGCTATGGGCCTATGGTGAAATAGGTAGACACAGGAGACTTAAAATCTCCCGCTGCAAAGCGTACCTGTTCGAGTCAGGTTAGGCCCACCAGCCAATGGGGAACACCGCCCGATCAGCCCCTTGTACGGGTAGTCGAAAGACTGGTGTGACAGCACGGAAAGACGGCATTAACTCTGAAATGAAGGAAATTAAATCATGGCTACAAAGAAGACACCTGTTGTTAAAGAACAAGGTTTTAAGAAGTTTTACATCGCATCTGATTGGGATATCTCTTCTACATTTGATGATACGTTTGACGATTTTGTAAATCTTTCTGGAACGACAGTTGAAGAGGCTACTAAGACTTTCCTAGACTGCCAAGATTCCATGCCTAAGTATGTCTATGTTGTCACTGAGCAACTCAAAGCTGTTACAACTTACAAATAATCAACTGAAAAGGAAATTCAAATGGATAACAAACCAGTCAAGGTATCAGGTCAACTCTTCTGGGCTAACTGGATGAAAGAGTTCAACACAAAGTTCAATGAGGACAACACCAAGTACGAATGTACCGTTGGTATGCTCTCTGACAAGGCTTGTGAGGCTCTGAAGGAACTCGGTATTGTCATCAAGAACAAGCCTGAGATGGGTAACTACATCGTCGGTAAGAGTAAGTTCTTGTTCGAGCCTGTGGACGCTGAAGGTAATCCAGTGGCTATTGAGAAGATTGGTAACGGCACTAAGGTGACAGCTCTGGTGGGTTCGTATCGCCACAAGATGAGTGCCAAGTTCGGTGCTGCTCCGTCTATCAGCAAGATCATTGTGACTGAGCTGGTGGTGTACGGAGGCGGTGCTGACGCTGACGATGATGGTGATGACGACATCCTCTAAAGTAGAGCCTAAGATTGCACTAGTTGATGCTGACTTTCTTGTCTACCGTATTGGATTCAGTACGGAGGATGAGCCAGTTGGTATCGCTAAGGCACGATTAACGGAGTGGTTAGAAGACTTTATCTATATCAATCTCAAGGCCGATCATTATAAGGCTTGGATTTCAGGTAAATCTAACTTCCGTTATGACATTGCCAAGACAGTGCCCTACAAAGGTAACCGTAAGGATGCTGTGAAGCCTAAGCACTACGATGCCCTGCGGGAGCACTTAGTCAAGCGTCACGATGCTATCCTGACGGTTGGTGAAGAAGCTGATGATACCGTAGCCATTGACTCCACAACACTCTTGGATGAGTGCTGGATTGTGCATGTGGATAAGGACTTGGATCAGCTTCAAGGATGGCACTACAACCCTGTGAAGGATGAGAGATACTATGTCGACCCATTCGAGGCTTATAAATCGTTTTGTCTTCAGTTGCTTACAGGCGACAGGACGGACAACATTCCCGGCTTACAAGGCATTGGCCCGAAGAAGGCTGAGAAAGCTCTTAAAGACGCGAAGACTACCGATGAACTTCTTCAAGCATCGTTTGAGAAGTATCAAGAATTGGGACATACGCTTGAGTATCTTACGGAACAAGCAAGACTTTTATGGTTGCGCAGAGAAGAGGGACAAATATGGAATCCGCCAGACAATATCTTGAAGAACAAGTAAAGTATTTACCGGAAGGTAAGTTAATCTGGACAAAATGTAGAAAGAAATCTTTCATAGGAAAAGAGTGTGGGTATTCGCATAACGGCTATCGTTATATGAAGCTTAAACAACAACGAAAAGCAGTGCATCATGTTGTTTGGTTTTTGCATCATGGGTGTTGGCCTGATCCTACTAAAGATATTGATCACATTAATCAAGATAAACTTGACAACAGGATTGAGAATCTTAGGGAAGTTAACCGAAGTACTAATGCTTTCAACAATAAAGCTTTGAATGTATCTCTTAACGGAAATAACTTTAGAGCCCGCCTTGGTCAGAAATATATAGGTACTTTCAATTCCTTTGAGGAAGCAGTGGAGGCTGCAAAAGAAGCAAAAGCAGCTCTTGTGGTTAAGACGTTATGAAGGACAAATATGGCAAGTTCCAAGCAAGTTGCAATTAAGCATGGCTGGCGCAGCGGACTCGAAGAAAGAGTAGCTGAACAACTGGATCAGTTAGGTGTAGAATACACGTATGAGAAGCTGAAGCTGAAGTACATCAAGCCTGCTTCTGAGCACGTATACACACCTGATTTTGTTCTCCCTAATGGTATCATTGTGGAAACCAAGGGACGCTTCTTAGCAGCAGATCGCCAGAAGCATATCTTGGTTAAGAGACATAATCCAGAGTTAGATATTAGGTTTGTATTCAGTAATTCCAACGCCAAGATTAGCAAAGCGTCTAAAACAACGTATGCTATGTGGTGTCGGAAGAACGGATACAAGTTTGCTGATAAAACTATCCCCGAGGAGTGGATCAATGAACGTTGAATTGATTAAAGAGAATGAAGATGGCAGTGCCAGTTACTCCTTTGACTTAACAAAGGAGGAAGCTGAATCACTGCTTCGTCACGGTATCCTAGAAGCTATCAAAGCAGGTATTCGTGAGGGTGATAAGTTGAAGGTAGATGGTGAAGATGTCAAGGAGTGGCAGGGACTGACGGATGAGGAAATTGAGCAAGAGTTTGGTTTTATTGACGAACTGTTGCGTGACTGTGTGCAACGAACTGAAGCCAAACTCAAGGAGAAGAACGCTTGAGCCAAACAGTAGTTAAAACAGTATGGTCAACGCCTGAGGGTGAAGACCTAATTGCGTACATGGCTAGGGTATCCGCACCTGAGAACCAAGACAACAAAGAGACAGCACCTAGGCTTATCAAGTATCTGATCAAGCATAAGCACTGGAGTCCTCTGGAGATGGTGAACGTATGTATGGAGATTAACACTAC